ACGTATGCGCATAACAAGTGGGGGTTCAGTATTAATCGGAACAACAACAGAGGGCTTTTTAGGAAAACTACAAGTAGCAGGAAGTGTTGCAATCACGGGTCAATATAATACAGTATTGCCTTCAAGTAGCTTTTCTTACTTTGATGGTTCAGGTCAAGTAGTTTCATCTTCATCAAATGCAAGTGCATTATACCTTGATACAACTTGGAACACTACGGGAAACCCAGATGGTATTTACTTAAACGTAACTAATACGGCAAGTGGCGCATCTTCTAAATTATTAAACTTAAAAGTAGGTAGCGTTTCTCAGTTCAGCGTAAGTAAAGGTGGGGCAATACAAACAAGCGACCCAACAAACGGAACTGCAAGACCTTGGAAATTAGGAGATGCACGTTCAGGCACTATATCAACAGATAGTTACATAATAGTAGAAGTAAATGGAGTTACTTATTCAATACCGGCATTAAACGGTTTACCTTAAAAACAAATAAAAAATAGATAAAATGAGTACAAAAAATTGGGTCATCAGCGCCCTTGATTGCCTTCCAGAAGGCGGAGATTTAAACAAATTCGTAGTTGTTTGTCACTGGCGCAGACAAGCAACAGAATTAGTAGACGGAAAAGAGTACAATGCAGATGTATATGGTGCTCAGTCATTCAGCTCTGAAAACGTAACAGAATTTACTCCTTACGAGGACCTGACTTTTGAAATCGTATGTGGCTGGTTGGAAAACTCAATGGACATGGAGTCGTTGGATGCTAATTTAGATTCTCAAATTGCTAATCTAATTAATCCTCCAATTATCTCTCCAAAGTTACCTTGGGTATCCACACCAACAGAAGTACCTGTATTTGAAGAACCAACTACAACTTTAGAAAATGAAGAAACTGTTTAATTGGATGGGGGGATTTTTCTCCTCAGAGAGCAATAACTCTAGCAAGCGATTAGTAGGCGTAATAGGGGCCGGTTTTCTTTATTGGACCCTTTATACCAATTCTATGTCAGAAGCTCATGTAGCCCCTGCAGAATCGCTTGTATGGGCAACTACTGTGTTAGTAATGGTTTCTCTTGGACTTACAACTGTTGAATCGGTTACGGGTCTTATAAAAGGTTTTAAACAAGGTAAAACAGAAGAGTAATTGGATAATTTTATAGCTCATTTTTTAGATGGAGGGTGGGTAGTACTATTGATTGGGGCGGCAGGCATGGTGGCTAGACTCGTAACTACTAATGAAGAACAATCTAGTTCTGATGTGGTTAAGAAGATGATTAGCTCTATGATTGCCTCCCTAATTGCATGGTTTGTTATGGAACAGTTTGAAGTTGATTCTATGTATAAGGCTATTGCTTATGGGCTAGTAGGACTAAACAGTCCTGAAATAATACAAGGAGTACTTAAAATAAGTGGGCAATTTGCCTCAGACCCAATGTCATTTATGAAACAACAAAATAAACCAAAACCAAAAAGAAAACGATGAAAAACATTTTATTAATCATACTAACAGCGATTATCCTGTCTGTTGCTGGGTTCGGTAAGTATGTAGAATATACTATTAAAAAAACAGCTACAAGTGTATATGAAGATAGACTAGTGCCTCAACCTTATTTGAGTCGAAAGTTTGATTATTACGGCTCAACCATACAAGACCAAATTAAAGTTATTAAAGGAGGGAAAATAGACCTAGTTGCTATCCAAAAGGAGAAAGATATAACAGATACAATGTGGGCAGCTTACCTAAAGACTTACCAGACTAGAGAAGAGAAGGAAGTAAGTAGTAAAGCTCAGATGTATATTGATACGGCAGACGCTTATTTTGAAAAGATTTCAGCAGATGGTATCGTTACAGATGAGGAAGCTAAGGAGATGGATAAAAAGATTTATCCTGTTTTAGAGTATGTAAATGACCTAATAGACATTCAAACCACAATTGGAGCTAAAGACACTAAAGGAATGATAAGCCTACTTAACAAGTTTTCTAATTTTATGATAGGTGCTATAGCTTTGGCTATCGCTCTTTTAGGTTCTATCATCTATGATATGTTTAAAAATAGAAAACAAGTTGTAAAAAAGGTTGTTAAAAAAGCGGCAAAAAAGCCAATTAAAAAAGCAGCTACTAAAAAGAAAAAGTAATGAAATTTATAGCAGTTATATGTTTGTTATTTGCATTAAAAGGAAACGCTCAGTATTATATTGCGGCAGCTCCAAATGTGGCATTTAATACCCCGTTAAGCGATACTAAAAATTTATTAGGTGCAACAGTTGAGATAGGAAAGTATTTTGGTAAAACAGCAGTAGGGATTAATAGTGGTTGGTGGACTTTGGATAAGAAGGACTTCTATCAGGAAGTTATGGCTACGTTTCCAATTTATGAAAACTTTAGTGTAAGTGCAGCGATAGGATATTTCTACCACCATAAAGACATAACTATGGAATATGATTTTAACTATACTATTCCGTTAAAAAAAGAATATTCATTTGTATTAAGTTATGGTGCTCAAAGTGCCTTTGGCGGAACTTTTGGAGCATATTCATTAGGTATTAATAAAGACTTTAAAATAAAATAACATGAAACTAGACGCATTAGCTACGAAGATTCCAGCTCAGGTATTATCAGAAATACCATCAGTAATAGAGAAGTTCTCTATAGATAGCCCACTTAGGTTGGCTCATTTCTTGTCTCAATGTGCTCACGAGAGCGGTAACTTTAAGGCTGTTACTGAAAACCTTAATTATGGTGCAGCAGGACTGCGTTCTATATTTGGAAAATACTTTAAAGATGATGTGTCAGCTAAGGCTTACGAAAGAAAGCCTGAAAAAATAGCTAATAAAGTATATGCTTCTAGAATGGGGAACGGGGATGAAGCTAGTGGAGATGGGTGGAAGTTTAGAGGAAGAGGATACATTCAATTAACCGGTAAGGATAATTACAGCCAATTCGACAAGGTTGTAGAAGATGATATCCTGGCTAACCCTGATTTGATAGCTACAAAGTATCCGTTAATGTCTGCAGCTTTCTTCTTTGAGAAGAATAGTCTATGGAAAATATGCGATGGGGGAGCTGATAAAGAAGATGTAATAGCTCTTACAAAGCGTATAAATGGCGGCACACATGGGCTTGATGATAGATTAGCTAAGTTCAGCTTATTCAACTCACTGCTCAGTTAATATATATCCGTATACCTTCATATATTTGCACTAATGAAAGACAACGTAGTAGATAAAGTTAAAGCGTGGCTCATGCCACTTTTATTAAGCGGATTCTGCTATATATTTTATAGTGATATAAGAGAAATGAAGTCTGACATTAAGACGCTACTAGGTCAGAGCAGAGAATACTCTGTTAGGATAACAACAACAGAAAGAGATATAATAGAATTAAAAGGCAAAATAGCATTATATGAAAGATACCCTGCAAAGCATGAGGAAATTTATGACACCAAAAAGAATCTTAGGTAGTCTAATTGCAGTTGTATTTATCTTAATGGTCATTTTTGTGAAAAAATCACAAAAAGAACTCAAATTAGACCTTTCAAAGTACGATTCAACCATAAATATTGCTAAAATAGAGATAAAATCCCTAGAAAAAGAGTCTAAAGAGATAGAGAAGCAAGTATTATCTAAAGAATATTCAGTTAAAGAAATATACATTCAGTATGAAAAAGATACTACTTATGTCAATAGTATGTCTATTGACTCTATCCAAAGCTGGTTCACAGACCGTTACAAATAACGATACAGTAAAAATCCACGTAGACGTGGCAAAGAAGGTCATTAAAGACCTTTTATTATTAGATGCTACCAAGAAGCACAATGACACCTTAGTGTCAATTTTGAGCCTTAAAAACGATATTATTACTAATAAGGACTTACAGATAGAAAACTACAAGAAAATAGGCTTAAATCAAGAGATGAAAGAGGCTATCTATGATAGTGAACTATCTAGGAAGAGCATGGAGTTAAAAAAGACCAATAAGAAACTAGCCATTCAGCAAAAAGTGAAGTGGGTTTATTTAATTTTTGGTATTTTAGCAACATCATTTGTATTAAAATAGTATATTTGTAATCTAAAATAAAAGCAAAATGACCGTAAAAAAAAGCTACGAAGATTTACTTAATGTAAATTATGGAGTTTCTCTAGTTATTAAGAACTTATCTGAAGGAACCAAGGCTAGAAAAGCCATCGAAAAATTCAACAAAAGATTAGATAAGCACATTGAAGAGTACAATGAGAAGCTAGGAGATATCAACCTAGATTTCGCTGCAACAGACGATAAAGACGTTTTATTGCTAGACGAAAAAGGTGGATATAAGTACAAGAAAGAAGACCAAAAGAAAAGAACAGACGCTATCAAGGTTCTATTAAAAGAAGAGTTTGATTTTGAATCTGTTAGAGTTGCAACAGTGGAAGACATTGCAGATATGCATTTCCTTCACGGATGGGTTGTAGGAGTTAATCCTAAGCCTGAAGAACCTGAAGAAGATTAATATCTTAAAGTATAGAGCCTAGCTTTTGCTAGGCTTTTCTTTTTTAGAGAAGTCTATCTTCGTGTTATCGTACTTGTATACCAACTTTCTTCTTTCCTTTATTCTAGCTTCTATCATTTCTGTTAGTTTGTTTATCTCTGAAGTTAGAAGTTCTACTCTTTCATTATCTTGCACTGATTCGTAAAGTGGTATCATTTTATTAAATATTTAGGGATGCAATATAGAACATATAATCTAATCATGGAAGGCGAAATTGACAACTCTGAAAAGATTGTTGTTAAGTCTTTTATTATATCTAAATCTGATGACTTAGATGATGTTTTGGATATGGCGGAACTAGCCGGCTCAGTATCTATAACAAAATATGGAACGAGCCATGAAAATGACCCGTTCCTTATCAAGACTATTCTTATGAATTAAAATATATGGCAAAATCTTGCGATTTGCCCGTGTATTTTATTGTGTAAAAATCCTTCGATAGCTTTAGGTGCATGGACATAACCATTCCTCGAATGCCACGAATCCGCTCCTGATGGACTTCTTAGGGTCTCAACATTAACACCCATATAATCTTTAGAGCGTTTATGATGTAAGTGGTGTACGTAGAAATACTTATGCTTACACTCTGACCAATCTAATCCTGCCTCATGAGCCATTAGCATAGGCAAATCAGCCTCCTTTGCTCCGTCTCCGTGTGTTGTGCCTATTAGGTTATTATGGTATCTAAAATACTTTCTGTGAGCTATTGAGCAGTTGAACATAACAGCCCTATCTTTTGAGAACCAACTGTTTATTGTATCTGCCAGGAAGAAACCATTTGTATAGTCATGATTCGATGGGTCATACTGAACATATACGTCAGCAATCTCTCTAAGAACTTCTATGATTTCTATGTGCATTTGCTTTGCAATCAAGAAGTTATCGTACCACATACCATCTGTATCCTGCGGAGTTCCTGATGTAGTTTGTCTCTTTGGGGTATCTACGTGTAAAATATCGTTGCCTATTACATAAAGGATTCTATCTTTTTTGAAACCACTAGACTTCTCTATGATTCCATAGACACCTTCCATAACTCTTTTTACAGCTATATCTACGTTATAATCCTCTCCTGTCTCAAATGCACTAGATAATTTACCTATGTGAATATCTGCTGGGTCAACAACTAACAAATGGTAGTCGTCTTGTTTTAGAACTCTGTCTCTTGTTGGGTATTTATACTGAGGAGAATACTTGGTCATAGAGTCGATAATCTCGTCTCTAACTTCCATGTATCCCTTACCTCTGTTTGCTACGTTAATAGAGAAGTGGTCTCCCTTGAACCAATAATGTTTTACATCTTGTATGGGGATTCCGTTTAACTCGCACTCGTTAGATAGGGCTTCATGTCTAGTTCTAATGTCTTTTAGAATCTCGAATTCCTCTTGCGTAATGCGAGGTCTGATTTCTTTGTTCATTGTTTATTTGCTTTATTGGGTTTAGTTTTTTATCCTACCCCTTTTCGCACTTTTCTTTACAGCAGATAGGTCATTGGCTTTTAACTTGGCTATTAGCTCTATGCATTCTGTTTGAGATGAAGGGAAGAATATCTCCGGAGTGAACTCTTCCCTAGAAGACAAGAAGTATTTAAATAACTTCCATCTTAATTTATTCTCAGGTCTAAAAAAACCTTTGGTATCAACGATGACTGGAAAGTCTTTTGGATACACTACAAAGTCAACTGTTAAAGTCATTTTCCTTAACGTCTCACTATTGTATTTTATTTTGTCAAATAGTACATACTCTACTTGAAACTCGAATCTTAACTTACTTTTAACAAGTAACTCATACATGTAGAGCTCTAGCTTAGAGTCGAATTTAAGTCCATGCTTATGTACCTTTTTTATCATTTCTTGCCTCTAGCTCTTTTGTCTCCAGGTTGGTCTGACTTTGAGCCACGGTTAGCTGACTGAGACTTAACCTTTAAGCCTGACTTGGTATGAGACATGTCTTTCTTGTCTCCGTTACCATAGGTGCCGGCTTTTCTATTGGCTTTATTAAGTTCTGTACGCTTTTCTACCTGCTCTTTCTTTTTATTGAAAGCCTTGTCGTAGTCAGCCTTTTTCTTTTTAGCTTCAGGGTTCTTGTCGTAGAACTCTTGTGTTTTACCTTTCATATTATAATTTTTCAATTTCGGTTTTCAAATAAGATAAGATACTCCTAAGTATCTCTACCTGATAGTGCATCTCTTTGATTAACAGTTCCATTACTTCGTCATAGAAAAGCACATCTCCCATCTCTGCATTGAGTATATACTTCTTCTCGTTTGCATTCTTACCACTCTCTTGGTCTAACAAAGGTAGCTTTTGTAGTGCATATTTGTTACATAAATATGTCAAAGATGCTTTTGTATGGGCAGCTAGAGCCTGAACGGACTGAATACTCTCCATTTGTCTTAGTACAGCCGCAGGATTATCCATATCCACTTTATTGGATAATACCTTACGAACAGCTTCGTAGTTATTAACAGTTGATTCAAACTTTCTGTTAAGTACGTCGTCTTTAAAAATCTCTCTCATTTGTTAAATTTTGTTTTAATTAGGTTTAATTTATATCTATACTCATGAATCATTTCTTTCAAGTCTTCTACACTAGGCTTATAAATAGACCTAGCTTGCTCCTCTAGATACTCAACGATTCCAGGTTGTTCTTCTTCGAGTTTAACTCTGTACACATGAATGTTTCCTGAAAGAAAACAGTTATCGTATTCGGATTGAGGTCTACAATTTTGAGGCAGCCATCTTGTTGCTAAGTGTTTTCTACTTATGAAGTGTCCGCATTGAGCATCTTGCCACCTCATTAGCTTACCTGAAGTATAACACTCAACCATACCATCGCTGTTAGCGTACTTGCATCTTATGTACTGACTAAATACAGAATCTAAATCCTCTATGAGATTAGAGGAGCTTGTTTGAGTTTCTTTTTTGCTAACCTTTGGCGTTTTGTTTATGTACGCACAACGCTTGCACATCTTTTTAGAGAAGTAATAATCTAATGACCCACACGATACGCATATCTTTTTCTTAGGAGTTATACTCATAGTTTAAAAAATTCTATTATAGGAACTAGAAAACCTTTAGACGTATCATTATCTCCTCCATTCATTAAATATCTTCCTTCCTTATGAAACTGTCTTAGTTTGTCTTTAAGGATATTAACATCTAGTATAATGGCTGATTTGGATTCATCTATGATGTATATCCAATAATGAGCATCAGATGTAGATATTCCCGAAGGCTTACCCCTTGACTCGTATTCTATAAATACGTTGCCTGTCTTGTGTGCTATCCTGTCGGTCTTTACTTCTACCTTCTTACCATTAGTAAATATATTATTTACCCAATCTTCTCCAACAGTTCCAAAGTCTATGTCGTGTGTAAAGCTAGATGAGTATTTCATTTCTGTTCTTTTAAATACTTCTCGTAATCAATATGCCTTATTGCGTAAGGCTTACCATTCCTATCTGTTATCTTGCCATTACCTCTTAGTTTTGAATAAGAGAATTTTCCTTGACTTGCTCCTAGGAACTTTAAGCAATCAGTTACTCTCTTAAATACTATTTTATTCTTTGCTCTCTCCTCTATTGGAAGTGTTAAATCATATAAAGCAATGGGCGTGCTCTCAAAAATATTTTCAATACTTACCTTCATACTTAGAACGGAATATTTTTTGATGTTGGTTTAGGAATTCTTTTAATAGGCGTGTCTCCATACAAGTCAACGAACTCAACTCCACCTCTTAACTTTAAGATGATAGGATTCTTCGACTGCGTAGGATTACCGCCAGTGTCTTTGTTTCTAATCTTGTGAACATAGATTTCCGTGTTCATCCACGTGGCTGCATCATATATATTTCTATGAATAGTTATAAAGTTGTCCGTCTTATTCATTAAGACAGAACCACCCTCAGCATCTGCTGCCCTTGGTGGAAGTTGGTTACCATCTTTGTCAACAGTCCTTTGTGCATTAGTATTAGTATGAACAGATAGGAATGTGCTGATGTTATGCTTCTTAGTGAATAATAATATTTCAGAGTACGCTCTAACATTGTAATCATATTGTGTTGCTCTACCTAACTCCATACTTAGTGAGTTGTATGGGTCTATGAGCAATCCTTTTATTGAACGATATTTAGCTGTGGTTATGACGTTATTTAAAATGTCTTTATATGTTACCATATCTAGATTATTCATAATAAAAAATCTATCATTTACCCACTTCATTGCGACTTCAAAAATATCTTGAGGCACATCTTTAATCTTATATCCTGTATAGTATTCTATCAGTCTCATTTTTATTGATGCCGTCTTGTTCTCTCCTGAGAATATAAACCAACCCCAATCGTATTTGTGTGCAGCAAGAAATGCCAACCATAAGTTGATAGTTGTCTTGCCGGTGTTAGCGTGAGAAAGTATTCCATAGAACTCTCCTTCTTTTAAAAGTAAGTGTTCATCTAGGTCTTTATATCCATAAGGCATACCCATAGGAATCATGCCATGCTTAAACTTGTAGATGTAATCTTCATCGGCTATGTTATCAGAAAGAAACGACAACTCCTGGTCTATAATTCCTAGGTCATGCTCTACATTTAACAGTTCAGAATTAACCTCTGTTAAAGGTCTTGTCATACCAAATCTTAAACCATCTTCGATAGTTTTCTTTGCTAACGATATGTCGTCTACATTTCTTTTTGAAATCTCGTGTATCAATGTTTCCCTAGCCACATCATACTCCATTATTCCGGCAGAAACATATCCACCCATAAGATTAGAAGCTGACAATAAAACTTTATGCTTTTCTCCGTCAGGAGCCTTCCTAATCATACGAGCAGCTACATCTAGCTTTCTATAATCAGTAGATATTTGCGATAGGTTTATTGCATCTCCAAAAGAAATAGTTTCCTCTTGTTCTAGTTCGTAAAAAGGAACAGCAATCTCATTGATATAAATATCAGGGTCATACGATAGGAATAATATACGACTCTCGTTTTGTGCAGTAGTATCTAGAAACGGAAACTTCTTGCATAGTGCTCTATAATGCTCTCTATGTTTGTTGCCGTCAGATATTCTAACAAGCCCATGAAGACCTCTACCTGATGATGATGTCCACAATGCGTATACGTAAGGCTCATGCATCAATGATTCTTTTAGCTCTTCTACATTATCTATAGAATCAACATCAATAGGAACTAATAAACTGTGTTTTGTAAGTGACCTATCATTTCTATACGACTCTCTTCCAGAATCAGCTATAGGCCTTCTAAACTCTCCTGAAAAGCATACGCATGGCAACTCCTTCTTGAGTTCCGTTCTTTCAGATTTGTCTTCTGAGTTTCTAATTTTATTTATAAGTTCTAGATTCTTGCCACCTGTCTTGATGGAATGCAATACGTTATCCACGGATGTGTAAATTGGATTACCTACATCCGAGTAATGTTTAAATACTGTGACGTTCATAGCTTAAAGTTGAGAGAATCCGGTATTGGAATCGAACCAATATCTTATCCGTACGAATAGTTTTACCATTAAACTAACCGGATTACCAACTAGATGCAGTTCCCATTAAATAACTCGCGATTAATAATTTAATTAATTTAGATTGATTATTTACTGCAACTAGTGTGGTCTTTTTTCTAGAATGGTAGGTCGTCATCTGCTTCCTTAACAGGAACTCTTTCTTGAGTTGCAGACTTTGTTGGAACCCATGTATCTTGAACAGCGAACATATTAGAGCCGAACTTATCCGGACTCTTTCTATTCTTTAATTCAACTTTTACAGAGCCCTTCTCATCTTGAAGCTTAGTTAACTCTTCGGTTAACAACTTAACATCAATAAGGAACTTAACGCCATACTGACTAGACTTGGCAAACTTGATGCCATTTAGGTAATTGGTTTGTGACATTTGCTTTTGGTTTACTTTTTTGTTACATTGATTTGAATATCGTATCCTAGTTGGTCGAATACATCTAGTACAGCCCCTATAGATACTGTTCTTGGTTTACCCTTCACATCTTTATATTTCCCTGAATAGTTGGCAAAGAACCAGTAGAAGTGCGACTTATGGTTTTTAGGTATTTCTTCTAACTGCTCTGCTAAACTTGGGAATGATTTTTGTAATTTGCTTTTGTTTATATACTTGAGGCGACTCATTTAACCCTCCTTACGTGCTTTACTTTACCAAACACTATTTTTACATCATACACAAATGGTTCATTATTATGGAAAGTATACATTCTAATATCCTTATCCCCGTTGTATCTTTTAGTACCTAAAGGAATAGCCTCCATCTTCTTAGAAAAGAGGCCATCCTCGTCGGTATTATCTACTAATTGGAACTCATAATCTTCGTATGTTACATTGCTATCTCTCACGGTAAACTCTAGCCATTCTCTGTCTAGGTCGTGAGTTTGGAATATCAGGCCTCTTTGAGTTGTCTCAGGAAGCTCATCCATCCATTTTATTATGTCGAATCTTTTTGACATTTAATATATTTATTGCAAATATACAATGTTTTTTAGCAATTTATCCACTAGTTATTAACTTTTGTCATCCAACCTGGAAGAGACAAGGTATTTTCATTGTTTACCTTCCAATCTATGCCCACATTGAATCCGTCTGCTATCATACAGCCTAAGAAGTCATTGGCGGCCTTTTTGATGGCGTATTTGCCTAATTCGATAAACTCTTGGTCAGGAATCATGAATCCGAAATCAAATACAGAACCTGTCTGAATAATTAAATACAAGCATCTCTTTCCTGTTACTTCACTATATAGACCTGCTTGCCAATGATACTTAAGGTCTGAAAATCTCTTTTGTAAGTTGCTATAAGAAGCATCATCAATAGTCTTTACCTCTAAGAAGAAATCATCCGCCTCTCCGTCAATATAACCCGTAAACGGAAGTCCTGATAATTCGTACTCAAACTTTCTTTCCTTATGGGTTAGCTTAGAAATAATGTCAGTAAATTCAGTTGATTGATTCATTACATCAATCATTGATTTTGCATTACTCCATTGAGCAGATGTTACAATCTCTTTGCCCTGAGAAATTTCTTCAGCCTCTTTCCATTTAGCCTTTCCTTCTGATGTTCTTCTATCTACATCTGGCATGGCAAAGAATCTAGATTCAACTGTATCAGGTTCTAAGATGTGAGCGTGCACTAGGCTGCCGAATTTCATAGCATCTGATGGCTCTCTTTTAGAGTTGACATAATGGACATAGTGAGCAGGACTTTTGCTAAACTCTTTCATAGAAGAGAAGCTAAGTGGCCTACTCTTTAAAAACTCTAAATCTACTTGCATGATTCTAATTTTTTAGTTACGTATAATCTAAACTCTTTGTTACTCTTTACATCATCGTTCATATTTTTAGATAGTGCTATAACCTCTTCTTTCGTTTTACATTTATCTATAGAAGACTTGATGTCATTAGTGAAAAGATTGTTAGAGTAATCTACAAGAGCTTTATCATGCTGCCCCTTGAATACGTCAATACCGATACCTATGTACGAAGCTATTTTAGTGATAGCATCAGTTGCTGCGCCTTTACTAGCGTCTCCGATATCATCATTAACAGATGAAGCAACGCACTCGTAGTAGATTCCGTACTCTGCAACCTCAAATTTTGTTTTCATTAGTGCCGTGTATTCGGTACGTTCAGCACCTGCCTTTGTTATCTTAATGTTCTTTACTAGGGCTAATGGATTGTCAATCAAGTCAGTTTTAATTGTCCAACCACCAATACCGAAAACATCATTAAATCTTTCTGTTACATAGATAGCTTTAATAGTAGATAAGTTTTGCTTTGTTGGGTGTGGCATAACGGCTTCTTTGGGAAGCGGTTTTTTAATTAGAGCTATCTGCTCTTGGGATAATGTTTTCATTTTCTAGTATGTTTTTAACTTTTGTATATAAATCGTTTAGGTTTCCGTCATTGTTAATCACCGCATCGAAGTTCCATCTATCTAAATCAACCTCAGACGGATGATTATTCACAGGGAATACTCCTGGCCTATTAACTCTAATTATAATTCCTCCTCTCTCCTTAATAGCTATGGCTTCATTATTGAATCTACAGTCAGTTATAAGCCAATTAGGAACATCTTTAAACCATATCTTCATATTACCATCGTCTAGTATATCTATGCCTTGTTCGGTCTTATAATCGCACATGAGAGCATTTACCCAAGCGTTTCTATGTAAACCTATTCTAATAGCCTCAGTTCCTAGTATCTGAAGGAACTCTCTTACGCTCATTTGTGTATGGCTACCTCTTCTATTTGCCCACTCGTTACCGAGCATTGTATTCTTGAAGTCTTGGTCTTCAAAATTCTTTTCAGGTATCCCTGTTAAAATAGAAGCAACTGTTTTAAGTTTTCCTGCAAACTTTTTTACTTGCCAATCTTTATCAGGCTGAATCTTTTGTATCATGCTAGCAACCTCATCTTTACCTGAGCCAGCATATCCCGATATTCCATATATCATTTTACTTTGTTTTAATTTTTAAATACTTTTTACAACAGTCTTCTCTACGAAATCCACCTTAACATCCATAAGTTCTGATAACATGATATATAACTGAACAGCCTCTGCATATCCTAATAAAAGAAGTTTGCCATTGTCGTGCATCTTAATAGCATAACCATTTCCATTGTCGTCTACTGACATTATTCTTTTGTTTCTAGCGGTAGTTGTCCATAGTTTATCATCCGAAGTCCATAGTTCTCCTTCATCTGAAATATTAAACTCGTGCTCATACGAACCAGTTGATAAGTCTTTAATCATGATTTCTTTCATAGCTTATGTTTTATTTGTTTTCTAATATCTTTTTAACATCAATAAAGTGTTGAACTCTAGGTGTTATTCCTTCTTCGGTTAATTCATCTATAATGTTGTCAACCATTAGGATACTTGTGTCTTTAACAGCCCTATCTGAATGTATTTCAGGAACAAGATGCAGGTGTGTTGGAACGCATGCCCATATACCTATTCTTACTATCTTGCTAACTTCCATCATAATGTTATTAGCTGTTTGTTCAGGTGTCGATATCATTTTTTGAATATTTTTGTTTGATTCTTTTTATTACATCTAAGTATAGTTCTTTAAAAGATTCATCTCTAACTACCAGGTTGTCAAATTGCTCGATACCATATCTAATAGTTGTATGGTCGTATCTAGCGCATCTTAGAGTAGCCATTGTATCTCCGATACTATCTAGTGTGTGTCCTAATAGTCTAGCTAATTTGAAATATATAAACCTCATGTTAACTAACTCTATTTTTCTTGAGCGGTTTCTAAGCCTAGCTATATCATGTATAAACAGCCTATCCCCGTACATTTCTAATAGAATCTCATCTATAGTATCCCTAAGCGTTAGTAACGGAATATTTGGTATATCCGAATCGTCATCCATCATTGTTAAAACATGTGGCTCATAACCAATCTTTTCTTTGAATTCTATCTTAAATTCAGCAATAAGTTTAGCTTCCAATCTTCTCTTGTAAATAACAGTATCTATACTTAGTTCCGTGTTCTGTAAATAATCATTCTTCATCTAATCGTTCGTTTTAACAAAGGTAATTCTAGTATTGCTAATTAGCAAATTTATTTTGATGATAGTGAATCTTATAAGATATCTTTAACATCCTTATTGTGCCCATTTGTGACACTTACATTCATGTATCTATCATTGTAATACTTGTCTATAACAAGCCTTTTCCATGGACCAGTGTGTCCGTCTTCATCGAAGGCGTACATCATTGCATCGTGAATCAAGGTCTTCTCATCTGCTAGTAACCTTGCGTAGTTGTCTACTAGCCACGAGTCAAAGTCATTCTGATTCATGGAAGATTTAGCTGTTAATACAGCTTGTATTGGTGTTATCATTTGCTTATTTTGTGTTTAATTTAGGTAGAAATACTACCGAAAAGTGTCGCATAATACACTATTTGTAGTATAAAGTGTCATAAAAGTCGCATAATGTCGCAAAAAGTGCCGTATAATACACATTATACAATAAGTAATTCGTTTCCATAAGAGGTTAGTCCTCGGTCAAACCTTCCGTCATGAACACATGCTCCATTTGAGAATGTAGTTATTGTTTTAGAGAACCTAGACACACCTTGATTGTACACATTTTCCATATCATGTATGTGTCCAAAGCAAACTAGCTTTAGTGTGTCTTTTAAATCGAAACACCTTCTCATTAAGGCATGGTCTCCACACATCTCTAGCTTACCATCTCTATTGAAAGATAGGTCTCTGACGCCCTTTGGAGGCCCATGAACCACTAATATATCTGTATCATCTGGTATCTGTTTCCATACATCGTGAGTTTTATCTCTAGCTTTCATGAAAGCCCATTCACCAAAAGTAGGAGTAATTGGTGAGCCCCATATCTTAAATCCTTCTATCTCAACGCCATCGTTCTCTAGATATATAATACCCCTGTCTCTAATGTCTATGTGTTTTACCTTTCTCCTTTCTATTGATGTATCATGATTTCCGGCTACATAAATCTTATGTTTTACGGGAACCCTTTCGTACCAATTCATAAAGTTAATTACCTCCTGTTCATTTCTGACTACATTGAAATAGTTTGAACAGTCTCCGCTATGTATTACTATATCTATATCATCGAATGTATCATCGGGGAATTCATTGTGAAAACCGTGGGTGTCGCTTATGTGAAGTATTCTAGTCATTTTGTTTGATTTTAAATATTACGTCAGTGGTCTCGTTTTCTCCGTTTTTTAGTGTAATGGATTCTACTATAAGGTTTTGGTATTCTCCTCTTGGCCAGAACTTGGCTAGGTTGTCCCCTATGATTATATAGGGTCCTCCTGATGGGTCTACCATGTCAATGCTAGTATCATCTGCTATGCCATACCGCATCCATGAGCCTCCTTTCATAATAACCTCGTTGCCAATATGCTCAAAGATTATCTTATCTCTATACCTGTTGTGGTATACAACCTTGTTATCTGCACAGTCCTTACAATAAACATCTTCAGTAAGTCCGGTGTTTATTATGACCCTACAATTATTGCATAAGGTTGCACCAATGCCTCCGTTATACTTATGTATTGGTTTTTTCATTGATTATTTAGTTTTTCTATTTCATTATTAGCCCAATCAATAAGGATGGTTAGTGTTTCTAGTTTTTGTTCTTTAGACATGTACCTGAACTCTCCGTATATCTTAACAACTTCTCCATGGTACTCAAGCTCTCCATTATCGTTTACAAAGAAGTTAATAGGCTCAAAATTCATGTCTTATTTGTTTTGGTTTTTTATTTCACTATAACATTCCGAAGGATTATATATATCAAGTGATGAATCATAATGACCTAATATATATGCTTCTCTTATTTGTTCTTCTTCTTTTTCAAGTAATTTATGCGCCTGTAATACTACTTGGTCTGCTGAAATCATTTGACCTTTGTATTGGTTAGACCAATCTTTTAATTCTTGCATAGCGGTTTTCATATATTATCTTCTTATGTTTATAGTAATGTTTAACCAATTTATTTCTAGTAACCACCATGGATATATGTTTATAGATGGGATTAGTGCAAAGAAGAACCTGTTTTTGAATACTGATACTTTCATATTATTTGTTTTTATAGGTACATGTCTGGTTCTATATCCAAGCAAAAGGGTACTAACCTAAACTTGAATCTTCTACCACTCTATATATGTAACTAGTGGCTTCATAGCTCAACATCATATCCCCATATCTAAGGGAGTAGTAGTTTTTAAAAACCTTTGCTTGTCGGCAGTTGTCAACCAGGAAGACATTGCTACCACTTTTACTACTACTTATATCTCCGAATTAGCCAAACGTATTTCGCAAAATCTAATTCGTTAAATGATAAGAACTGTAAACTTTCATTTATCTGATTTGTTACTTGCAGATTAGGATTGAAACGCTGTTAAGACCTAAAAGAAAAACCCCACCTCTAGTTGGACAACGGGTGGGGATTCTTTTAAGCTATGTCGATTAACAAGTCACTGAGTAAGAATCATCTACGAGTGTCCAATCTCTTTGATGAGGATACAAAGGTATATAATTTTTTGATAATTACAATTATTTCCTAACATAAATATCCACATCGTACATAAGGTCATCAAATACTTTATCCCAAAAATCATAACCCTCATAACTCAAAGACCAAACAAAAGCTGACGCAACGGCTGCTGCCGGACTTCCGTATGAATCATCTAGGCCTCCTATATTAGATACGTTAGCCATTGCTTTATCGTATAGCTCCGGAGTTAATTTCTCTATCAAGTGCTGTCTTACTGTCTTCATTTAGTTTATCATTAAAGTTTTTTAATAAATCTAATAACTCTCTAACAGTCTCCTTATCGAACTGTTTATGGATTAATACTTCCATGCCGTACTTGAAATACCTAGCACTAAACACTACTATGAATCTAATAACATTCAGTAATATAATAAATAATACAGCAGGGTAGGCTATGAGCCTGAATAAATAGTCTACTAGTTTTTTCATATGTAAATAATAAATATAATGTATAAAATTAGCATAGCCCAACCAAATATGATTAGGTTTCTATCTTCTTTGTCTTCGTATTCTTTCATAATTAATAAATATCTTGTTCATCGAATCCAAAATCCTCATCATTCATATTTTTTATCTTCTTATCGACTATATAAGTCATTGATAAACAAGCAATAACAGTTACTATAACTATTAATAAAACTCCAATAAAGAATCCTTGTATCATGTGTTTTTAGTTTGTGCAAGAACAATCGTATGCCGGTGACAAGTCTGATAAATCTTGCTGTTTGAATAAATCTGATTGTGCTATATTAAATAACTCTCTATAAGTAATGTCTTGAAAGTATGTCCTGTTCCTACCTGATTTAGCAGACATCTCTTCATCTCTTATCCACTCTTTAGCTAACTCAGGATAATCCCTCATGATACTTATCAACACATTCTTTCCTTTAAGGAAGCATAAACTACAGTTACCTAAAATAGGTGGTATAGATAAGTCGTATGGCTTATTCTTCCAATAGTCTAGTACCATATCCTTTGTCGTTCCGTTATCATAAAGAGGGAACATAGGTTTAATGTATTTAACTCCTGGATTGTATGACTTTACTCTTCTTTCTTCATCAGCTCTAAATCCTACAAGCCATTCGTAGTCTTGCTTTCCATACATCTTACGTATATATCTCTTTGCTGTACGTATCTTTAACTCAACAGTACATATCCTTTTTACCCTATTAGGTATCTGCCGGAAGCCTTTCTTTTCTAGCATCTCGGTGAACCCCCCCCCGTTACCATAACTTATTCTAGTAACGGGTATACCTTCATTCTTCTCGAATTCATCTATAAACTTATAAGTTCCTTCGTGTTCTCGTAAGGTATCGGTAAACAGAACGATATCTCCTTCTCTGTAATTCTGTATGGTCATTAAGGCTGAAGTTCTACCACCACTAAAATTGATTATTCTTTTCATGAGCATTTGTTGATAGTGAATTATTCTGTTTCATTACTGATGTACTCCATAACCCTATAGTGTACCTTTGGTTCAATAAGTTCTAGGTATTCTAAACCATGGGCATATCTAGATATTAGGATTTGCGTATGGAATAACTCCTTAGACATGTCTGAATTCTGCTCCCTTAAATCACTTACCTGAATCCTAGCGATAATAAGGAACACAAATAAAACAGCCCATAATAAATAACCTGCAATTTTTTTCATATGTGTTTAGTTTAATATTTTTTCCCACTTCTTTTGTTCATTCCAAGGGTCGTTAATGTATTTGTTTAAGGCATCCATTGCTGCTTCTATTGTTTCAAAAGGAATAGATTTACAGCCAATATCAATTAAGCAGCCTCTTGAACAAAACACTATCCTAATTGAGTTTTGCTTTAATAATTCTTTTTTACTCGGTTGGTACTCTACTGGTATCCCAACTTCTTGTTTAAGTTCTTCCATTTGTATTTGTTTTAGTTCGTAGTCAGGACAGGATTCGAACCTGTAATGCAACCTTATGCTACGACTACAAGAGTCTGCACATCCGACCATAGTTGCTACGGTATACTCGCGTCTACCAATTCCGCCACCTGACTATTTTGGTTGTTCTGGCACAACCATAAGCCCCTCTGCATTCTTTATGGGGATTATAACTTTCGGATAGATGGAAACCCAATGTCAAGAATGCTGTGTCTACCGCAGCCACGAGGATATAGCACAAGCGTTATGTCCTCCTACTATCCCTATCTCTTATCTCTATACTTTATATGGCAGTATAGCAGTATACACAGTATGTATATTACTGGTAAATCAATTATTATTGTCTTGGGTAACTTCATTTTCTATATTTTCTTCGTATGACATAATCTTAAATGACCTTTTGTTTAACATTAAGGCGTCATTCATAAACAGTTTAAACTTCTTGTATATGTCGTCGTTATACCACAAGTAGTGATACAGTCTAGCCATCTCCATTTGTCTTTCTAGTGGCGTTAAATCTTGAAATTTATCTTCCATTGTTTTTATTTTTAATAGTGTAAGATATAATAGATATAGATAATATGTATGTCATCTTCTCATTGAATTGATAATCAGCCTCTTCTACGGTTATGTGTTTTAGTAATTCAGAATCTTTACCCGATAGTATATTCCTCAACTCAATACAATAATCAATCTCATACTTATCAAAATAGTGCTCTCTTGCAAAATCAAATACATGATTAAAGAAATTATCTTTTACCCATTCATCATATACGTAATCAGCGTCTACCATATCTTCTTGTGGTCCATCATATAACTTACTCATAAAATTAAATATTAATTGCTAAATAGCAAAGTTTTAAATGTTAAAATTTTCCCCACTGATTTGCTATTGCTTTTGCTATGCCAGGGAATGTCTTTGACCTTAGTGTTCTTCTTTCTTCTGCCGTCTTGGCGTTTGCTAATGCATCTGCATACCACTTAGGATGCGATTTGCCGGACTTAAATATAGTACGCTCACCTTTTCCTACAACATTTGTAGGCTCTAGTTTTGGTAGGTTTTTGAGCCAAAGACAAGTGGTCTTAGTTGCCTCATCTCCGAACATCCATGGCTGTATGATTTGGTCAGGCTTTCTAATTAGTGTAGATATGACTGACACAGGGTTCTCTATGGCTATTCTAGGTACATTAACACCCATCAAGTCTCTAACAAAATCTAATGCTAAAGTTTGATTAGTCTGCCTATCAGTATTAATACTACCGTCTTTATTATACAGCCATCTAGCACCACTTACCGAAAGGTATGTGCATGGCGGATGAGCAATCATTAAATCCCAACCATTGTTGACATGTAGAAATACGTCTCCTTGTAGATGCCATTCAGGATGTCCGCCACTACAATCAAGTATGTCGCATGAGTATGCTTCATGACCCAATGCTCTAAATTCTTTTGTTATTGTTTGGCTCTCTTCACAAGCCACAAGTACTCTCATATAATTAATTTATAGTAAAGGCAATACACCATTAGTGCCATAAAATAAAACACCTCCATTATTACCTTCATCATCAGTTGATAAGATACAAGGAGTTCCGTCGTCTAGAAAAAAGCACAAAGGTCTTCCTGTCCAGCCCATCATCTCCATTTCTTTATCGTTCAGGTATCTAGCCTCTACTATTTTTCTTCCTACTAATACCTCTTCGGCTTTCTTGTTCCAGGTTGATACATAATCTTTGCTCATGTTAATTTGATTTAGTGTTTTCAATTATTGAATAATATTTATCGTACAGGTCATTGAATATATCTTGTGCTTCATCGGTATACTCTAACACGTCTGCGTCATTGTCTTTATATATCTTTATAGAGTTTTCCCAATCTTCGTGAAGCCTTTCACTAGCCAGTTCACTAGCTAATTCTATTATGTTTACTGTTATGTTCATAATTAATTTAATGATATTACATCTTTTAAATGGCATAACTCTACACAAACAAGTATATCGCTTGTGTTTAATGCTGATTCTAATTCATCTTTTGTCTCAATTAGATACTCAGTAGATTCGTTAACTAAAACATGAGGACATACAGCATACATTTCAAGTCCTGCATCAAATAATTTGTTAGATAAAACGCCACTAACATTGAGCCATAAGAAGTCGTCATTTGTTTTGTAAATCTTCATAAGGTTTAATTTTGTAATTGTTTTTGATTATTAGTAATATGCTTTTGAGCCGTATACATATCATTCTCGTATATGTCATAGCATGATTTACATACTATGGCATCGAAATCATGTAAGTATTCAGCCTCTCCTACTTTGGATATGTTGTTACAATCTTCGCACAAGAACTCATCATCTTTCAGGTAGGCTTTCTTCTTTGTATCAAGTCCTAGCCAACTGTCATATGAATCCCAATCGTATGAGTCATACTTCTTGTCTTTAGTGGTATCGTTAAAGTTTTTATATCCACCATAACCACCATAGTAACCTGTGCCATACCCATATGACTTCTCTGCCTTATGCTTGTAAGTGTCAGTCATAGTAGTCATAATCTCATATACCATGAGCATACAGTTACTAACATCGTCGAATACAACAGTCTCATCATCGCTATGTGGATTGTAATAGCCACAACTCATGTTAGCAACCGATACACCAACGCCATCAAGTGCAAGTTGATACACATCGGTCATACCGCCATCAGAAAACTCATAGCCATAACGCTTGATGATAGTGAGCACATCTGCCGAGAAGGCGGAGCTCTGCAACTCCAAGCCAAATATGTTATTGACAAAATCTTTGTTACCTTTCCTGTCACACTGTAACACAAACCTAACATCCTCGAAGAATTCTAACATGGCATCGCTACTACCAACACAACCTACCTCCTCATCACGAAAGAATACAACCTTTACATTGTCCAGGTGCTTGAGCATAGTAAGGCATATGAATATACCTACCTTGTCATCACCACCGCAACCACTAGGCATATTAAGACCTCTATCGAAACCCATTGCACAATAGTCATCATACATAATCCTGAACCTATCTTGAGGTATAATCTTGTGCACTGTATCCATGTGAGAAACTATGCATGGGTATGAATCTGCTCCACCTTTTGATGCATAGATATTACCGTTATCCATAACGTAATCTATATTCATTTCATCAAGTCTGTCCATGATGAAGTTCTCCATGTCAACAGAGTTGTAAGTTTCTGACTGAACGGATAATATGTCTATTAATAGTTGCTTATTAAACATTTTCTTCTTCTTTTAATTGTTCTAAATATTCTTCAACGAAATCCTTGTGTACCCAAACATACACCTCAACCTCTGTCATGTCATCTCTGTGATATGTGTGGCCAGTATGAGCACACTCTTCTGCATCATCTTCGTGAATAGTATCTCCGTCATATGTTTCTTCCGTATCATCTACATGGTAATACTCTCCTCTAGAATCAACGTACACAATGCTATCCGAACCTTCTGCATAATAATGTCCATCTACATAGATAGAGTCCCTATCAAGTACCCTGTATCCGTCTCTTGTTGATACAGTATTGTCTATATGTGTAGTGCCTCTCCAACTAACCGAGTCAGTGCAGTAATCTAGATATACCGAATCCTCTTCGCTAATAGTCTCATCACTAAAATCATCATACACTCCGTTCTCCTCAAAGCCTCCGTCAGTACATCTAAGTGTATGCGTATAGTCATCATCTCTGTTAGATAAGTAACTGCGTGATTGATTAAGATACATCATCGTGTCCATGTACGGATACTCGCAGAAGTCAGCATCGGATAACTTTACAACAGCTGTCCAATCACTACAACTAGCACCTGCATACATATCGAACTCATGATGATGGCATGACTGCTGCGACTTGTAATAGTAATCATTGTCGATAGCCCACTTGACAAACACTTGCCTAACTTTCTCAGGAGAGTAGATGGTATCCATTGCCTTCCTACCGTTCTCGCACTCCCATAGTAATGCCCTACCTACAATCTTACCAACAGTATCTTTGGCTACCAACATCTTGATATTATTCTCTACATAGATGTCGAAGTAATCCTGACACGAGCCGTACCGCATACACGAACCCCACAAGTTACTACCTCTATCTGCAAGTTGGCTATAGTTATCCTCATAGTAACCCCAACGTATATCTTCGCCTGAGAATACTTGTATGGTTAGCGTTCTGCCTTCTCCGTCTTCATCTCCATTGATACCTATGTATGACCTTACCATGTTACCGAACTGCTCGAAGTCCTTGTCGGTCAATTCAACTCTGCGGAAAAGCGTATCCCTTACCTCATCTACCTCGTGTAATATCTTTCTAGCCAACTTACCTGGCTTCATCTCTTGTCTACCCTCACGTGCCCATCTACCGCTATCGTTAACCATGTGAGGCCTACCTTTGGGTAGATAAGAAAACATCTCGCCACGCATAGTTACATAGTCACAAAATAGATTCTTGTCAGAATAGTGTAGCATTAAGCTAGCTATGATACTATGGTCTGACAATTCTCTTAACATAGAGCGTGTTGAATCACTAAATGTAACAAGCCTATCTCCACTAATCTTGTGAAGTTCACGAATCCTCGCACGTGCCTCCTCCTCCTTCTGCTCCTCTATAGCCTCTTGTACACGCTTTGCCTCCCTATGTTGCTCCGAATACCTATCATACAGTTCTTGCCAATACGCATGACCTTGAGGCGTAGCAGCCCAATGCATAGTCATAGTAATAGCTTCAGCCATTGATATGAATGTATCAGTCTCTTCATAACGATGAGAATGTTCACACCCACCACTTCTTACATTTTCCAGGGCTTGAGTCCTATACGGCTCAGGTAATTCATTGAACCACTCTACATAAGTTTTCATATGATTTTTTTATAGGTTTAGAAATTTATCCGTGTATCCTGTTTCGTTTTTATTTGCGTCTCTTACTATCAGTATGGCAAACACTACCGACATGATTGGGATTAATACTAACATGTTACTTTCTTTTTAGTGAATAAAGATTTTACCGCAGAGCCTACAATGAATAGACCGAGCCCAATAAATACTACAAACAGAGAATCGTGTACGATGTGCAATAGATTTGACATAGCTTAATTGTTATTAATGATGAAATTTAATTCTTCTTTTAACCGCTTGACACATAGCTTTTTAGTAAAAAATGCCTTGTCGCCTGGCTGACCGTCTATTGTATATGTCCACATAGTGTACGCACTATCTTTATGGCTACTTACGGACACGGAAAAGCCTGACACTATAGCTGTATAGTGCCCTGCGTTACACCTTCTAAATATCATATGCTTATATTTTAGATTTCATACTCTGCATATGTTTCTCCTTTACTATCTTCTATCTTTACATATGTGTAGCCGTCTTCAATTAAAGATTCGGCTATCTGCATAGCCTTCTCCTTATTGCTATACCTTCTAGCATATGTAACTTTCTCCTCCCCTAATAATTCATGAGTAACTACTTGATAATACTTTGCCATAAAATTTGATTTAATGATGAAATAATTTCGTGCCATACTGCAATCGAATGCCACGACTTAATCGGTATGGCTATAAAGAAAAAGGGTAACACTAAATAGTATTACCCTTTCCTGTATATATGTTATGTTTGTTTATAGTCGACTCATATATTTTGCTATCAATATTGACTTTCGACTCGTATACCTTCACGCGTTTACACTCCTAATGTAACCGATGCTTGACTTATATACAATTACGAACTCCCCTACATATATGTATATGTAGCGTAATGATTCAGGCACTAATGAAATACTTGAAAAAATATTTCGGTTAATTAGTGTTTATCCTAATTGGATTCACTTTGCTAAATTGCAAAGTAAAGGGACAAAAATTTCAAAGATTCAATAAAAT